CGGCTACGGCGACGGCTCCGGCGACGGCTCCGGCGACGGCTACGGCTCCGGCTCCGGCTACGGCTACGGCTACGGCGACGGCTCCGGCGACGGCTCCGGAGTTAAGAGCTTCAACAGGGAAACGGTCTATCAAATTGAAGGCGTAAATACGCTGATTCGTTCCGTGCGCGGCAACACTGCGCACGGGGCAATCTTGAACGGCAATTTGACGCTCACGCCGTGCTACATCGTCAAGCAGGACAACATTTTCGCGCATGGCGAAACGCTGCGCGAAGCAATGGAGGCGTTGCGAGACAAGCTTTTCGAGGATATGCCGGAAGACGAGCGTATAGATGCGTTCCTGCGAGAGACAGACCGTGAAAAAACGTATCCGACGCAGTATTTTTACGACTGGCATCATCGCTTGACCGGATCGTGTGACATGGGGCGAAAGCAGTTTGCCCGAGACTACGGCGTCGACCTCGAGCACGGCATGATGACGCTGACGGAATTTTTGGAGCTGACAAAAGACGCTTACGGTGGCGACGTGATCCGAAAAGTGATTAGTAAGATGCAGGAGGTGGAGTGATGGAGAGATTGACAAAATATCTCGCAAGCGGCGCAGCGGATTACAATTATCCGGCAGGTTGTTACAGTGGCAATGATTGCAATGACCGTGTGGCAAAAAGCGCGTACAGACAGACGTGTGTGGAGCGTCTTGCAGCCTACGAGGAAACGGGGCTGACGCCGGAAGAGTCTAAACGAATGTCTAATATCCTGATGGATGTTGGAATTGATTATAATTGCAGTTGGGAGTATGTGAAAAACTGGCTGCTGGATGACCGTCTGCGTGAGCTGGACGAGGCCGACAAGGATGGACGCGTGGTGGTGCTGCCGTGCAAGGTGGGTTAGCGGGTGTTCGCCGAACAGGAGGGCTGACAATGGCTGAATTCATCAAGCGAGAAGCGGCGATTGCGATAATTGAAGAAAAGCAAAAAGAACTATGCCCTGTCGGACGATACGGCAGAGGTTATGTTTATGGCTCAGACAGGGAGAAGTATGATGCTTGGGATGAGATTATTGATGCTTTAGAAAATATACCAAGCGCTGACGTTGCGCCGGTGGTGCACGCACAGTGGATTGAACATGAGAGTGGAATTATTTTCTGCCCAAAGTGCAAACGGGGATATAACCTGATCGCCAAATTTACCAACTACTGGCCTGCATGCGGCGCGAAGATGGACGGAGGTGAATGCGAATGATAGATAGTGTGATGGTGAACATTGGCGCGGCGCTTATGCTTATTGGCGGCGTTGCGTTGGTGGCAATCGTTCTTGGATTGACAGTCTATGCCGCCGGTTTGGCTTGGATAGCCGCAAGTAATAAGTGGAGGGATATCCTCCGAGCGGAGAGCCTAATCTACGAATACCGCATGAATAGAAAGGCATATATCGAGTGGAGGGAAAGAGAGAATAAGGCACAAGACAATGGAGCCACAAAATGCTGACGATCACGATTAAAGCCAACGTTCCCGCCGCTGACGCGCAGGGCATCAAGGAGCGCATCGCAATGGACATTGAGCGCTACGGCGATTGCAAGGTCGTGAGCATCGTGAGCGACCGGGAACGGGAAGAACAGCTGCGAATGAAAGGAGCCAAATTATGAGCATTAACATCAAGAAGTACACCAAAGACCAGATGGCGAAGATGGTGGAGGAAGCGCAGGGGAATACTGCGGCGCTTGAAGCAGAGATCGCCGCGCTGAAAAACTGCATCGACAAGAAGAACGATCTGATTGCCGAGTATGCGAACCTAAAGGCGGAGATGCAGCGAAAGAACGTCGTCTTGACCGAGCAGATCGACCAGATGAACGGCGAGGCTATCAACAAGGCAAACGAGATCGCAAATCTGAAAGCGGACGCGGATGCGTTGCGAAACAAGCTTGCTGACACCGAAGCGGCGCTTGGGCGGGCGAACGACGATCTTGCTTTTAAAGGGACGGTCATTGATGTAATGCGGGACAAGCGCTACAACGCCGAGCAGCGCGCCAATTACGCAGAAGCCCACCCGTGGCGTAACCTGTGGGCGTGGGTGAAGAGAAAGATGGTACGCCATGAGTAAACCTCGGTATAGTTGGTGGGGCTATGTAAAAGCCATTATCCGTCGCTACGACCCAGATCGAGAGCAGGAGTTGCATGGAGTGGCTTTGTTAGAAAACAACGCTGTGCGAAAAGCGGTGAGCGAAACAAGGTCAATGCAAGACGGCGAAGAGCGCTTGAAATTTATTCGCCTCGTGTTCTGGGACAAAACCCACACGCTCGAAGGGGCGGCAATGGCGGTCAACTGTTCCGACCGGACGGCGAGACGATGGCATACGGATTTCATTAAGTGCGTCGCACGGAACTACGGGCTGCTCGATGATTAAAAGTTGGCCTTAAAAAGCCATTTGCTTATGAGATAATAGAATCGCAGAGGTGCAAAAGCCTTTGCGGTTCTCTCATTTATGGCGTTTACCCCCTACGCCATCGCGGGGCGCGGTGCTTTTCATCTTTTCACACCGTTCCCCGCAACATGCCGCACGCGCGATGCAGCCCACGATCAGGGCCGAGAGGTCGCACCTCTCATGCGGCACAGGACCCCGCGCACCTCTCAACGATGTGGCCCAGCGGGGACATATGCGGCGTGCAGAAGCAGAAGCGAAAGCAATGGCTATAGGCAACATTGTGGACGTGTGGCGGCTCGATACCGTCTCGCCGCTCCAAAAGAGGAGAGCCGATGCCTTTGGCAATGGGCATAGCGCCCGCCTGAAAGTTCGACGATGCATTGTGGCTTGGTTGGAAGAGCGATTCAGCGCAAGTGTATGCCCTCGGGGCGGGTAAAGTCTGCTATGTAAGGCCAAGGGGTGGGGGCTAGTAGCAAAACAGGAGGATGGCATGGAAATCACAAAGCGGCGGCTTGCGGATATTGTGCCGTATTCCGCAAACGCAAAAAAGCATGATAAGCGGCAAATCAACAACGTTGCGGAGAGCATCAAGCAGTACGGATTTGTACAGCCGATTGTGATTGATCGTGACGGCGTGATCGTAATCGGGCATTGCCGCGCTCTGGCGGCGAAGAAACTGGGCATGGAAGAAGTGCCTTGCGTCTGCGTGGACGATCTGACACCGGAGCAGGTGAACGCCCTGCGGCTGGTAGATAACAAGAGCAACGAGAGCGATTGGGACTTTGACCTGCTGGCTGATGAGCTGCCGGGGCTTGACTTGTCTGCTTTTGACTTTGATTGGGGTCTGCGTGATGAACTCGACACGTCAGTGGTAGAGGACAATTACGATCCCGTTTTACCGGCAGAGCCAAAGAGCAAACTTGGCGATGTGTACCAGCTTGGAGACCATCGCCTTATGTGCGGAGACAGCACGTCTTTGACAGATGTACAGAAGCTCGTGGGGGGGGCACAAATGGATTTGCTGCTCACAGACCCCCCGTACAATGTGGACTATCAGGGCACCGCCGGGAAGATTAAGAACGACAATATGGAGGATACGGCCTTCAGGCGTTTCCTGACGGATGCATTCTCCAATGCGGCGCTGGTCATGAAGCCCGGTGCTCCGTTCTACATCTGGCACGCAGACAGTGAAGGGTATAACTTTCGCGGTGCGTGTAAAGACGCAATGCTGCGTGTCCGGCAGTGCCTGATTTGGGTAAAGAATTCCCTCGTAATGGGGAGACAGGATTTCCAGTGGAAACATGAACCTTGCCTGTACGGTGAAAGTGAGATTGAAGAGGACGATCACGAGCCTTGCCTGTACGGGTGGACGGAGGGTAAGAAGCACTACTTCTTCAAGAATCGCAGACAGACAACGGTGTTGAATTTCGATAAGCCTGTCAAATCTGCGGAGCATCCGACCATGAAGCCGATTAAGTTGTTTGATTACCAGATGCAGTGCTCCAGTAAGCCGGGTGAGAATGTACTTGACCTGTTCGCTGGCTCCGGCACAACGATCATGGCAGCGGAGCAGAACGGAAGACACGCGTACTGCATGGAGTTTGACCAAAAGTATGCCGATGTCATTGTTGACCGTTGGGAGAAGTTTACGGGGAAGAAAGCGGTGCTGCTGAATGACGATTGAAGAAGCGCGGGCGATCATCGCCAAAACAAGCAGCCCGCACCTAAAGCGGGATATGGAGAAGTTTATCAAACGCCAGCAGAGAAAGGAGGGCGCGTATGGCAAGGCCAAGAAAGGAAATAGACCAGAAGCAGTTCGAGAACCTCTGCGGCCTGCAATGCACGCTTGAGGAAATCTGTGGCTGGTTTGGTGTGACCGATAAAACACTGGATAGTTGGTGTAAACGCACCTATCATGCCAGTTTTTCCGAAGTATTTAAGCAAAAGCGCGGAGCTGGGAAAATTTCGCTGCGGAGAAGTCAGTGGCGATTGGCTGAAAAGAACGCGAATATGGCCATTTGGCTGGGGAAACAGTACCTCGACCAGAAGGATATTGTGGAGCAGAACATCAACACAGAGGGTGTCAAGGTGATAATTGATGTCTGACATTCGCCTGTCTGAAAAAATCGGCTCTGCGTTCTACGCCGTGGCGCATGACGTGTTCCACCACGGTCACACGCACTACGATTTCAGCGGTGGGCGCGGCTCACTAAAATCCTCCACGGTGTCTGTACTCGTCCCCCTGCTGCTGATAAACAATCCGGGTACACACGCGCTGGTGCTGCGTAAGGTGGCAAATACCATTCGTGACAGCGTATACGCGCAGTATATCTGGGCAATCGGTGAACTGGGCATGGCGGCGTATTGGGAAGCAAAGGTATCCCCGATGGAGCTGATTTATAAGCCTACCGGGCAGAAGATCATGTTTCGGGGTGCTGACGATCCCATGAAGATCAAGTCTATCAAGGTGCCGTTTGGCTACATTGCCGTAACGCACTTTGAAGAAAAAGACCAGTTTGCCGGACGCGCAGAAATCCGAAACATTTTGCAGTCGACCATGCGCGGCGGCTCGGTGTTTTGGAATTTTGAAAGCTATAACCCACCAATTTCGCGCGACAACTGGGCAAACAAGGATAGCTTGGAAGAACGGGATGACCGCTTGTGCCACAAGTCAACATATCTGCAAGCACCGCCTGAATGGCTGGGAGAACAGTTTCTTGCAGAAGCGGAACACCTCAAAGAGACAGACGAGCGTGCATATCAGCACGAGTATCTTGGCATTCCGGTCGGCACGGGTGGAAATGTGTTTGAAAATTTGGAGCTGCGAGAGATTACGGACAAGGAGATCGGGAGCTTCGACCAGATATACCAAGGTGTTGACTGGGGATGGTATCCAGATCCATTTGCGTTTATCCGGCTATACTACGACCGGGCGCGGGAGACAATCTACTTTATTGACGAGATTTATAAAAATAAGCTGACAAACGAGGAGAGCGGCGGAATTATCAAAGGGTGCGGATATGGCGACGCGTACATCACGTGTGACAGCGCAGAGCCGAAGAGCACTGCGGATTATCGGGCGCTTGGCCTTCCGGCAAAGGAGGCTATCAAAGGCCCCGGCTCCGTGGACTACGGCATGAAGTGGCTACAGAGGCGCAAGATCGTCATTGACCGCCGCCGGACACCAAACGCGTATAAAGAGTTTGTAAATTACGAATACGAACGGAATAAAGACGGCGACATCATCAGCGGGTATCCTGATGCAAATAACCATTTGATTGATGCCACAAGATACGCTTTAGAGCGGATTTCTCGCCGGATGGGAGTTATCGCATGAGCAATGCAGTTATCTTAAAACTTAACGAGCTTGGCTATACCACGATCCCCGAATCGTTTTACAGCAAGGTTGCGGAGTGGAAAAGCTGGTATCAGGGAAATGTAAAGGGCTTCCACAATTACCGCGTCCGTAACGGTGAAAGCATGGTCAACTGCAAGCGGTATTCCCTTGGAATGGGAAAGAAACTGTGCGAGGATTGGGCGAATCTGCTCATGAACGAAAAAGTGCAGATAACGCTTGAAGGGAATAAGGAGCAGGAATTTATTGACCGCATCTTGACGGAGAACAATTTTGCTGTTAAGGCGAATGAGATGCAGGAAATGAAGTCTGCGCTTGGCACGGTGGCATACATTCCCCGCGTAGTGGGGCAGGAGGTCAACGAGAGCGGCGAGATCGTACCCGGCAATACATCCGGCATTGTGCTGGACTATGTGACTATCGAAAATATCTACCCGCTGGCATGGCAGAACGGATATATCAGCGAGTGCGCGTTTTCCTCTGTAATTACAAGGGGCGGGCGCGATTACCTCTATCTGCAAATCCATAGAAAAGAGGATGGCGGCGAATACGTCATTGAGAACCGCATTTATCGGTATGATAATGAGCAACTTGCAGACGAAGCACTGACCAATGTTAAGGGCTTTGAGCGCATCCCCCCTGTTGTACATACCGGAAGCGATAAGCGTCAATTTGTCATTGACCGACTTAACATTGCGAATAACGTCAACTATTTGCTTCCAACCGGCATTTCGGTTTATGCCAATGCTATCGATGCACTCGAAGGTGCCGATATTGCCTATGATGCTTACATCAATGAGTTCGTGATGGGCAAAAAACGCATTATGGTTAAGCCTGCGGCGAGTAAATTTCTTGATGGTACACCGGCGTTTGATGAAAACGATCTTGTGTACTACGTTATGCCAGAAGATGTAAGCGATGGGGCGGTTATTCAGCCAATCGACATGACACTTAACTCCGATAAGTTAAGTGTCGGGGTTCAGTTCGCGCTTAATATCTTGGGGAGCAAGTGCGGCTTTGGCACGAACTTTTATCAGATCGACCAAGCCGTAATGGCGACTGCGACGCAGGTTATCAGTACGCACAGTGAGCTTGCAAAGACGCGAGGAAAGCACCAGATCATCTTGGAGCAGGTGCTTGTTGAACTTTGTAGGGTTCTCCTCCGACTGGGCAATACGACCATGAACGCCGGACTGGATGAAAATATTGAAATTAGTATTGATTTTGACGACAGTATTTTCCAGGACAAAGACGCTGAGTTTGCGCGCGATATGCAGCTTTTGTCTGCTGGGATCCTCAACGATTATGAAATGCGCATGACGTACAAAAACGAGGACGAGGCAACCGCAAAGGCGGCGCTACCGAAGATGCAGGACATGACAACCGAAAGACAACAGGAGGTGGAGTGATGGGATTTGGAGAAAATAATGGGACTTTTGGGGTTGTGAAAGATGAGCAGGTATCCGTTTCCCCCGGAATTACTTGACGCGCTTCCGGAAGAGCTTGCAGAATTGTTCCGTGCGCTTGAAATCACGCTGCTGGAAGAAATCTGCTCCCGTCTCAAAGCGTCAGACCAACTGAACGAAGTAACCGTGCAAGACATTCGCGTGCTTCGCTCACATGGCATCGACCTAAAAGAGATTGAGAAAGCAATTCGCAAAACTTCCGGTATCAGTGAAACGAAGTTGAATGAGCTGCTTGACGATGTTGTGGAACGCAACCAGAAGTATTACACCGAGCTTATTGACCTTGCGCACATCACGCAGCCGGAAACGCTGGTAAGCGTAGAAGATACTTGGGCAATATACGAGCAGACAAAGCAAACAATGCGCAATATAACGCGATCAATGGGCTTTTTAGTGGACGCTGGGCGCACAATGCTGTCACCTGCCAAAGCATACCAATGGGCGCTGGATAACGCTACAATGCAAATCCAGAGCGGCGCTATCAGCTACAATCAGGCTATCAAATCGGCGGTGCGTCAGTTGGCGCAAAGCGGCCTAAAAGTCGTGGATTATGAGAGCGGACACCGCGACCAGATCGATGTGGCTGCCCGCCGCGCGGTTATGACGGCGGTAAATCAGCTAAACCGTAAATACTCGGAACAGTCTATGGACTTTTTGCAAACCGACCTTGTGCAAGTAGAGGCGCACGCCGGAGCGCGTGATATCGATGGGCCTAAAGGGTGGGAAAACCACAAAAAATGGCAAGGCAAACTGTATCGATGGGCTGAATTTACAAAGAAATACCCCGACGCGTCAAAAGGGGAATATCCAGATTTTGAAAGCACATGCGGCATTGGAGATGTGACCGGTATTCTTGGAGCAAATTGTCGGCATAGCTGGTCGGCGTTTGTTGAAGGAGTTATGGAGCGCACCTATACCGATAAGCAGCTTGAGCATATCGACGATGGGCTCGGCTGCACTTTTGAGGGGAAAACATACACCGCATACGAAGCAACACAGATGCAACGGCGCGTAGAGCGGACAATCCGTAATCTAAAGCGCGAGAAAGCCGCTTACAAGGCCGCAGGATTGACGGAAAAAGAACGGGCGGTAAACATACGGCTACGGCGGTTAAACGCGAAATACAAGGCGTTCAGCGAGGCTGCGGGGCTGCCTGAACAGTGGGAAAGGACGAAGATGCAATATTGAACTTTGACGAAGCCATCAAGGCCGTGCAAGCTATTCTAAAGCGCGGCAACGATGCAGAGATACGACGAAAAGGCGATGGGTACATTGTCTTAGAGGTGAAGAAAACAATTAAATATAGCACTCCCGCGCAATAGGGCGCGGGAAAGGGCAATAGGAGCCAACTTGTAAGGAACGCTTACAGGTTGGCTCTTTTGTTTTATCAACACTGACCGACAGGTCGTTAAACAAGGAGATTTTTATGGCAGAAGAAACCACCGTGCAGAGCACGGGAACGACTGCGCAAGAGCAGGAAAAGACGTTCACTCAGGCTGATGTTGACAAGATGATTCAGGCGAGGCTTGACCGGGAACGGAGAAAGTACCCCAGCGAGGACGAGATGACCGCGTATCGCACATGGAAAGACAGTCAGCAGACCGAGCAGGAGCGGCAGGCAAAGCGCGAAAAGGAGTTTGCGGATAACAAGTCCGCCCTGACCGCAGCGCAGGCCGAAGTTCAGCAGCTCAAGCGCGAGAAGTATGTGCTTTCCAAGGGGCTAACCGGCGAGGAAGCGGAGTTTATCGCGTTTAAGGCTCTCAGGATGATGGACGACAAGACCACTTTTGAGCAGGCCGTTGATAAGCTCACGGAAAATCGTCAGAAAGTCAAGTTTGACTGGACGGCTCCTGTGGGCGGCGGCGACAAACCGAATGCAAATAATGCCGCGATGAACAATCTGATCCGCGGCGCACTCAAGTAACGAAAAGGAGATTACAACATGGCAACTATTGATCGTTCCGCACTTTCCGGACTTATTCCGGAACCCGTAACCCGCGAGATCATGCAGGGCGCTATCGCGGAATCCGCTGTCCTGCGCATGGGACGTCGTCTGGCGAATATGTCCAGCAAGACGCAGACCATCAACGTGCTTGACGCGCTCCCCTCTGCGTATTTTGTCAATGGCGAAGCCACTGACGGCGGCGCAGGTGAGGCATTCAAGCAGACCACCAAGATGGCGTGGGACAAGAAGAAACTGTACGCCGAGGAGATCGCAGTCATTGTCCCCATTCCCGAGGCGGCACTCGACGATGCGGACTATGACATTTGGGGCGAAGTTAAGCCGCGCCTGACCGAGGCTTTCGGCAAGGTCATCGACGCCGCTATCCTGTTCGGCACCAACAAGCCCAGCACTTGGCGCACCGGCGTTGTTCCCGCTGCCATCGCTGCCGGTAACGGCGTGCCTATCAGTTCTGACATCTACGCCGATGTGATGGGCGATGGCGGTCTAATCTCTAAGGTCGAGTTGGACGGCTTCAACCCCAATGGCGTTATGTCCGCTATCCAGATGCGCGGTAAGCTGCGCGGTCTCCGCGACACTTCCGGCCAGCCTATTTTCAAGACCGATATGCAGGGCGCTACCCGCTACGGTCTGGACGGCATGGATATGTACTTCCCCATGAACGGTGCGTTTGACCCCGCCCAGGCTCAGATGATCGTCGGCGATTGGAGCCAGCTTGTCTATGCCATTCGTCAGGACATGACCTTCAAGATCTTCACCGAGGGCGTTATTCAGGATCCCACCACGAAGGCTATCACCTACAACCTCATGCAGAACGATATGGTGGCGCTGCGCGCAGTCATGCGTCTCGGCTGGGAGATCGCGAACCCCATCAACGCCTACAACGCGGAAAAGGCAAATCCGTTCCCGTTCTCTGTTTACGGCAAGGGCGGCGACATCTCTACTGTTACCGTCTCGCCCGCTACCGCGACGATGGCAAAGGGCGACAGCAAGTCGTTTACGGCTGCTGTTACCGGCGAGGGCATTATCAACGGCGAGGTCGAGTGGAGCCAGAATGGCACGAAGTCCAAGATCAGCGAAGACGGCTTGCTGACTATCGACTCCGCTGAGACTAAGACCAGTATCACCGTTACGGCCAAGTCCAAGCAGGACAGCACGAAGACCGGCACTGCCACTGTTACCGTCCAGTCTTAACGAGAGAGGGGGTAAGCCCGCATGGTCTACGCTGATTATACATACTACTCCGGCACTTACATGGGCGCTGTGAGCGAAAACGACTTCCCGCGTCTTGTTGTCCGCGCCAGCTCCTTCCTCGACTATTACACGCGCAATAGAGCACAAGACCATGCTGATCTGGACGCGGTAAAGATGTGCTGCTGCGCGCTCGTTGACAAATATGCAGTCATTGAATCAGCGCAGGCGCTTGCTATGAAGAACCTCGCCAACGCCGCGGCAAATGACGCGGAAGTCAAAAGCGAAACGGTAGGTAGTTATTCCAGAACACTTGCAACGGGTGGGGAATCCGCCCTGTCTGCGCTCAGCGCAACGGACGGTGCGAAGAAACTGCTTGCAGAAACGTGCATGGAATACCTTGCCCATACCGGGCTACTGTATCGCGGAGGTGGTTGCAGATGTACGCTCCCCATACTGTAACGATTTACAACATCGTGCAGGAGATCGACCCGACAACGCTTGATGAGGTCGAGAAAGTTTATACCACAATCCTGCGTGGTGTGATGCTGCAAGCGTCGAAGGGCGTGAACGTGCGCGAAAGTGGCCTTGAAAGTGCGGATGCGGTCAACCTGTATATCCCGTTTGCCGTGGAAGCGGTGGACGGGGTAACAGGGAAGCCGAAAACTTACATCGGGCCGCAATCGTTTTTCAAAGCGGCGGATAAGTCTGGACTGTGGACGCTCTCATACAAGGGCAACGGTGGCATGACGTGCTTTGTAAAGGGCGAATTCGTGTCGGACAACATGACCGTCGTTCTGAGCCACGATGACTGCTACAACCTCACCAAAGTTGACATGATGGACTACGGAAGCCCGGATATGCAGCATTTTGAGTGCGGGGGTAAATAACATGGTACTGAAATTTACCGTTGACACTTCCGGCATGGATGCGGTGAAAGAAGCCGCTGCAAGGGCTTGTACAAAGGCAGAACACGAAGTTGCGGTACAGGTGGAGACAGACACGCGTCCATTTGTGCCGTCCTCTGGGGCTGCCGCAGGGCTTATGAACAGGACGAGAGTTATCGGAAACAGCATTGTATATCCTGGGCCTTATGCCCGATACCTTTATAACGGAAAGCTGATGGTAGACCCTGAAACCGGCAGCTCTTGGGTGCGAAAAGGCGAGCACAAGGTAACGACAGATCGGAATTTGGTGTTCAGGACGGATGTCAATCCACAAGCACAATCGCATTGGTTTGAAGCGTCTAAGGCGCAAAACCTTGATAAGTGGGTGCGTGTAGCAGATAAGGCGGTGAAGAAGTACGGAGCAGGTTAAAAAGACGGTATCGGCAGCGGAAGAGGATCAGGTTTCCCGCAAGCTGCTTGCGTGGTTAAACACATTCCCCGATAAGCCAGTTGATTTGATTCGGTTCGAATTTCTTCCCGCCGATACTCCGGCGATGGCGCTGTCTACAATTCAGGCGGCGTACATCGTACAGAAATACATCCTCGGAGGATATCAGGCGGAATACCAATTTAAGGTTATCTACCGCATGAAGCCGGGAAATAGCAACGACAAACGGCTCAAAGCTGACGAGTTGCTTAACGCCTTGGGCGATTGGGCGGCAAGCGAAACGCCGCCTGACATTGGCGACGGCCGCCGCGTTATTCGCATTGAGCCTACAACGCGATCCTCTCTTTTTGCCGTTTATGAGAATGGCGACGAGGATCACCAAATCCTTATGAAAATGAACTACGAGGTGATTAAAAATGGCTGATATGACCTTTAACACCACGGCGGGGCAGACCGTAGACCGCGAACTTCTGATTGCGTATCTCAACACGGGCGAAACCGGAACCCCCACGTGGTCTCCCCTCGGTACGCGCGTCACGGATTCCAGCATGGAATATGACTGGCAGGAGGATTCCTCGAAGGATATCCTTGGCACGACGCGCACGACCATGAAGAAACCCATCATCACGCAGACCTTTGACCCGTCTGATCTGGACGCTGGTGACCCCGCCATCGTCAAGATTTGGAATCTTGCGGTCAAGGAGCAGAACTCGGCGGCGCTGGCGAATCAGGACATGCTGATTGTCCACGCTTATGCAGGCACGGCAAAGACCGCAGTTTTTGCGGAACGCTATTCGTCCTGCATGGTTAAGACCTCATCCCTCGGCGGCGAAGGTGGCGGCTTTATCAGTATGCCTATCGACGTGACGTTTGGCGGCACGCGCACGGTCGGCACTGCCGCTATCTCTGGCAATACGGTTACTTTTACCGAGGGCGAATAAACCATAGAGGGCTGGCATCTGTCAGCCCTCATTTTGGAGGAATATATGGAACTGAATTTTGGAGACGGCCTTGTAACATATACCATCAACGGGAAGTGCGATGTGTCGTTTAACCCGACCGATAGCAACTTTGTCGAGCGGCTTTATCTCGCGTTTGAAGAGCTGGACAAAAAGCAGGAAGGATATAAGGCCCAGATCGAGAAGATGGGGGATAAAAAGCAGATTTTCGCTTTTGCTCGTGAGCGCGATGCGGAAATGCGCAAAATTATCGATAGCGTTTTTGATGCCCCCGTCGCAGACGCTTTGTTTGGCGGCATGAATGTATACGCAATGGCGGAAGGTGTGCCTGTTTGGTGCAATCTTATGCTTGCCATTATGGATGAGATCGACACGTCGTTTTCCAGAGAACAGAAATTCACCAACCCGCGCATTAAAAAGTATCTGGATCGAAATAAAAACCATTAAAGGCGGTATTGCAGCATGGAGTACGGGCTTCCCAAAAAGGTTGAAATCAAAGGCGAATGGTTTGATATCCGCTACGATTATCGCGTAATGTTGGATATCTTTGATGCGCTAAATGATGACGCCTTAGATGATGAAGAACGCGCTTATGTTGTCCTCAATCGTTTTTACATGGATTTTGACGCATTGCCTGATTATGACGAAGCGATAGAGAAATTCTATTGGTTTGCTAATGGCGGGCAGAATGCCGACAACGGCAAGAAGCAGCCCAAACTTGTTGATTGGGGAAAAGATTTTTCTCTTGTCGTATCGCCAGTAAACCGAATTCTTGGTTATGAAATTCGAGCAATGGAATACGACCCAGAAGCCAACACCGGCGGCGTCCATTGGTGGACATTTCTTAGTGCATATATGGAAATTGGGGACTGCTTATTCTCCCAGGTGATCCGAATTAGGGATTTGCAAGCAAGAGGAAAAGCGCTCGACAAATCCGACAGAGAGTTTTACCGGAGGAATCGAGATATCATTGACCTCCCAGAGCATCGAACGGTCGAAGAAAATAGAACAATTGATATGTGGTTAGGGAAAAAAGAAACCAGCCCATAGAGGGCTGGCATTCTTACAGATCAACCATGATTTTATCGGCCTTTTTCAAAGACTTATATCGGGATTCAACCATTTTACCATCTTGCGGGCGAACCGTTACGTCAAAGACGATGTATTTTGTTTCGCCAGAAAAGTAAGTGATTACTAAAAAGCGTTTCTTGTTTTTCATTGTCTTTTTCTTGGCAGATCCGCCGAGAGCTGCGCCCAGAGGCCCTAAAAAAATAGCTCCGGCAACTGCTCCGCCAACGCTGGAAACATATTGCGTTTGGATTTCTTGCGGGGTCATCACAGATACGTCGATAAGCTTATCTGTTGGAAGCGAAAACGTTTGTCCGCTTGCAGAGAATTCAATTAAATCATTAGAAAGTGACGCGGCACAAATAGAACCGCTTGGCAGATCAAGCCCTGAAACTAACTGCAATTTTAGTTTAGTAATTCGATTGGGGGATGGCGCTTGTTGAGATTTTGATTTTTCTATATTCGGATAAACGCGAATAACAAAAAGAACCCCAATGATGATAGGCAAAAAGACGATGACCAAAGACCCGAACGTCCCAACCTTCCCGTCTGGTCCTTTTGGGAAAATATCTTCCGACAGAAGAAGAACAATTGTGCTGCAAAACCATCCCAAAAAGAAAAAAAGTATTTTTTTCAGTGTTTTCACTGAAATCCCTCCCTTCCCCGCTACTATATATCGATAAAAGAATTTAGTCAACAATAATAGGAGGTGGTCATGTGGCGAATGCAGATGGATCCATTGTCATTACTGTAGACGCGGACGATAAACAAGCGCAGAAAGAACTTAACAAGCTTGTAAATAAGATCGATTCGCTCAACGATAAAATCTATAAAAAACAGCAAGAAAAAATGCCGTTGCTTGAACAGTCAAAGCAGCTTGGCGCAGAACTCGATGCCGCAAAAGCAAAGCTTGACCAGATGCAGCGCGGAGATTCGTTTTATACGTCAGGCGCAGTTAAAGAACAATCACAATATGTAAATGGGCTTCAAAAAGAGTGGAATTCCGTAAATGCAAAAATCGAAAAGGCGGATTCGTACATAAATGCGAACAACGCGAGCCTTGATCGTGCGAAAGAAAAAGCCGGTGAGCTTTCGGCACAAATCTCTGCGGCTGGGACTAATACTAACGCAATGTCCGTAGCAACCAAACGCGCAGAAGCATATATGGATAAATTCGCAAATAGAGTTAAGAAACTTGCCCTTCGCGCATTCGTGTTTACGATGATTGCAAAAGCGCTATCTGTCCTCAGAAATTATCTCTGGAAAACCATTCAGGCTAACGATGATGCAGCGGCGGCGATAGGTCAATTAAAGGGCGCATTGTTAACTCTCGTGCAGCCTTTGCTCAATGTAATTATTCCGGCATTTACGGCATTGGTAAGGATCCTCACAAACGTTGTGAGTGCGATTGCAAATGTTGTTTCAATGATTTTCGGGACAACTACAAAAAAATCGGCGGCGGCTGCAAAGAGTATGTACGAGGAAGCCAATGCAATTGAAAGTGTCGGCTCTGCGGCGAAGAGCACCGTTAGTTCGCTGGCAAGCTTTGACGAGATCAATCAATTATCAACCGATAAGGGCGTCGGAGGCGGCGCGGCATCCGCTCTCGCAGACCGCTTATCCCCCGTGTTTGATCAGTTTACGAGCGACGCATACAAAGCAAAAATTGATGAAATTACAGCGTATTTAAGTGGCGCATTGCTTGCTCTCGGCGCAATTCTTTGCTTCTCCGGTGCAAACATTCCTCTCGGTATTGCGCTTATGGCGGCAGGAGCAATTAGTCTTGTTTCCTTAATCGCCCTTAACTGGAATTCGATGAGCGACCAGTTGAGAGCCGCAATAACAAATGTTTTGCTTATTTTAGGGACTGCGGCGCTTGTGATTGGTGCAATTCTTTGCTTCTCCGGTGCAAACATTCCTCTCGGTATCGGACTTATGGCGGTGGGGGCGGCAATGATTGCGACAGCAGTTGCTATCAATTGGAATGCAATGTACGACAAGACAAAAGAAACACTTACCAACATGCTCGTCTTGATTGGTACATTTGCGCTTGCAATCGGTGTTGCGTTGTGCTTCTCTGGCGCGAATATCCCGCTTGGCATTGCACTCATCATCATCGGTGCGGCGTCTCTTGCGACGGCAGTTGCCCTCAACTGGGATGAAATGAATAGCAACGTAAAACAGAAGTTAACGGATATCCTTTTGTTTGCAGCTAAAAGTTTGCTTGCACTCGGTATTATTCTTGCAATTTTCTGCCCTGCCGCATGGCCGTTGGCCTTTGGGCTGATGATTGCCGGTGGAGCTTCTCTCGTATCCGCTGCGGCCCTTAATTGGGATGCAATTTTGAGCAAAATTAAAGAAGTCTGGGGAGATATTGCAAGCTGGTGGAATTCTACCGTCGCAAATAAGCTTTCACTTTCACACTGGAAAGAGGTCGGCAAAACAATCATAAACGGATTTCTAACTGGCATTAAGTCTGCATGGGAAACCGTTAAATCATGGGTCGCAAACGCTGTCAGTTGGTTTAGAGGGAAATTTATTGAGGCGCAGAATTCAATTGCAGCATCCAATTCTTCCCGCGGCGGGGGGCTTGGCTCTACAAGGAGCGGCGGATTCCGCGCTGCTATGCCATCCATTAACACTGCGGCGATACCGCTTGCGACCGGAGCGGTTATCCCCCCCAACAAGGAATTTCTTGCTGTACTGGGCGACCAGAAGAGCGGAACAAACATCGAAACGCCGCTTGCAACGATGGTCGAAGCATTTAAGCAGGCTATGGCGGAATCGGGCGGCGGTGCAACAACGGTCGTTATTCAGCTCGACGGTAAGGAAATCGCACGCAGCACCGTGAAGAACATTAACAACATGACGCGCGCAGCGGGTAAGCCCGTGCTGCTGTACTAAGGAGGGGCAATATGGAAGTCCTTATTATCAACGGCACGGACTACTCGTCCACAATCGCAACGAAAGGATACGGGTGGAGCAGAAACGATCTCGACAGCGACAAGACCACCCGTACCAAAGATGGCAAAATGCGGCGCGACAAGATCACCACCAAGCGGAAACTGAGTTATACAACGCGCTCCGTCAAGCGTGACGTGCTGGCAAAACTCGATGACGATCTGAATAAAACCACCTGCACCGTCCAATATCTCGACTTGCATGGCGTAAGAACCAGCACGTTTTACTGCTCGTCGATGGAATGCACGCTTGAGGAAGCGGCGGATGACAATGAGGTGTGGGGCGGCGCGACGTTTAATTTGATCGAGGTGTGATATGGGGCAGACAACAAGTGCGCTGTGGCGCGAGCTGCTCCACAAGCCCGGCACAGAACGAGAGTACAAATTCGACGTTGCGGGCACGGAATACGGCAAAGATGCGGAAGTGTCGCACTCTGCCGAATCTCAGTTGTTTGAAGAATTCGGCATCGGAAACGCCTGCTGCGCAACATTAAAACTGGCACTGTATGCGGACAACATACCGCGAGCCGCGACGATCAAGCGTTATCTCAGGCTTGTTAATGGAAGTCAGGCGACAGACTGGATCCCCAAAGGCGTGTTTTTTACCAACCGCCGGTCCTGCGATGGGGATTATTGGGAACTTGAAGCATACGACGCTATGAGAAAGGCTGACGTTGTGTGGGAGCCAGACCAGTCGCTTAACTTTCCGATGACTATGCCTGACGCTGTAAACATCTTTTGCCAGTTGATGGGCGTGGAACTGGACAGCCGCACAGTGCTCAACAGCTCGTATACCATCGACTATCCCGCAAATGATTACACCATCCGCAACGAGCTATGCTTTATCGCTGCGGCGCACGGTGGGAACTGGATTATTACCGATGCAGGGAAACTATTGCTTATTCCGTTGTTGTCTATGCCTACCGAGACAAACTATCTCATTACAGAAGCGGGCAGCGCTATTACGTTTGGAGGGGTGAGGATTCTTGTCTGATAAATATTACGTCGGCGGCGACATTACAAGCTTTTCCGACAATGGCAAGTATAAGCCTATTTCCCGTGTGACGTTGCTTGTGGACGACGAAAATAGCCTGACGGCGGGCGACGATACCGGAATGGAGGTCATTGCAAGTTGCCCTCACGCCACGCAGCCAATGGTAAATGCTTTACTGCAAACCATGAAAGGCTACCAGTATCAGGCGTACGAAGCAGGCGCAGCAAACATCGATCCAGCGGCAGAGCTGGGCGACGGCGTGACGGTTGGTGGCATTTATTCGCCGCTGTCTAAACTCTCTGATGATGGCCGCGGATATGCGGGCATTTCTTCCCCCGGAGAAGCGGAGATGGAAGACGAATATCCGGCTGAGGGGTACATCGTGCAGGAATTCAACCGTAAGATTGCCGAAACGCGCTCAATTATCACCAAGACCAGCGAGGAGATCATGCTCAAGGTCGAGGGCATCGACGGCAAGTACACCGAGGTCAAAACCACGCTGGACGGCCTGACGGTGACGGACGCGAGCGGCACGACCAAGATCAACGGCAGCAGCATCAAGACGGACAATTTGTACGTCGATGCGGCAAATATCAATGGTACGCTGACGGCTGACCAAATCCAGACCGGCAGCATCCGCGTCGGCGATCTTAAGGACGGCTCGAACTATGCGACGAAGACTTACGTCGACAACAATGCGGGACTGAGCGCAAGTGAAGTCGACAGCGCTATTGAGACATACATTGACGGGACGAGCATCACGGCGGAAAAGCTCAGGGGCCGCACAGTCGAATTGTTGGCAAGCAGCAATCAATCCATCGGCAGTATCGAGCTAGCCTACACAACTACCGGCTACGGCATTTCCATTAACACGACGTATGGTGGTATTCAGCTCAACTCTGGCGGCAATATTTATCTTTCTTCCTATGACGGCGCATTTATTACGCTGAGCGATGTTGTATCTCTTGGCGGCGGGCCGCTACTAATTGGCTCGAAGATGTACGGCTCAAGCCTTCCCAGCAATCCGCAGTATGGTCAACTGTTTTTCCTCTTGCAGTGAGGTGACACATGGCACGATTTTACTGCACGCTCTCACCGGTGGATGGAGACGGAACGAAGCTCGAAGTCTACGCCAAATTCACGGGTGGCGCAGATGATTACAGCTATCAGCGCTCTATTGACGTGCGAATTACCGGCGTGGGAACGTTTGAGTTTGATTCCGCCGAGACGAGCGGCGGCACGAGCACATTTTCCGGCTATATCACGGGACTTTCTCCGGGCACAGAATATGAGTGGGTCTGCAATCTCTACTACTGGGGCGGCTCGTGGATTGCCTCAGATTACAGCGACGAGGGCACAGCCACAACGTATAGCGACAGCTCAAGCACTGCCGTATACATCAACAATCAAGCATACACCCCATACATTTATACCAACGGGTGGAACGCATACGACGCATATGTCTATACCGGCAGTTGGAACGTATCAGGATAGGAGTGATAATGATGGACAAAAACAAACTGCGGGAGCAGATCAACAGGGCCTATGCCATGATTACCGGCATCTATGTTAAGGGCAGCGAGGCGAAGCGCATGGCGATGGCAATGCAGAACCTTGAAAATGCCTTTGCCGAGTTGGACAAGCCGGACGAGCCGCCCACTAAAGAGGGCAAGACGAAGCTCGAGAAGAAAAGCGAGGTAACTGATGGCCGATAAAGCAATTGTTGATAAAGCAATTTCCGACCTCACGCAAGCGTTACAGATCACGGGCGAAGACCTGTTTGTGCTTGAGCAGGGCGGCGAGGCGAAGAATGTGAAAGGCTCGCAGGTCGTGCAGTATGCCAAAGATTCCGTTGCGGCGGAAGTGCAGGGCGTCAAGAAGTATGCCGATAACGCCAAGGCATCGGCTAACGCGGCGGCTGCATCGGCTGAAAAGGCCGCGGGCGCTGCGCAGGGCATCGACGACAAGGTTGCGGCGGCTGACGCGTCCGCAAAGGCAGCGGCATCTTCTGCGGCTGCGGCTGCTGCATCTGCGACCGGCGTTGACGAGAAGGTGCAGGCCGCGAAGACAGCGGCAACCAATGCGGCAAAGTCTGAGACGGCGGCAAAGGCTGCACAGACCGCTGCCGCCAACGCGCAGAAAGCGGCGGAGAGTGCACAGACCGGCGCACAGAGCGCCAAAACGGCGGCGGAATCGGCACAGGAAGCCGCTGAGAGCGCAAAGGACGCGGCGGCGGGTAGTTCGACCGCTGCGGGGCAGAAAGCGTCACATGCCGCTCAGAGCGCCGAGGACGCGGCTTCTGCCAAGTCTGCGGCGGAGACGGCAAAGACCGATGCTCAGGCGGCGCGCGACGCCATCGTCAACATGATCGTCGAGGCGGTCACGCTTGAGACAGGCAAGCCCGCGACGGTGAGCAAGTCCCTTGTGGACAATGTTTATAAGCTGGCCTTCGGCTTGCCGCGCGGCGGCACTGGCGCTCCCGGCCCGCGGGGTGCACCCGGCAACGGCATTTCCGGCATCGCGCTCAAGAACGGCACACACGCCCCCGGCACGAGCGACGTCTATACCATCACACTGACGGACGGCACGACGTTTGACTTCGAGGTCTATAACGGTGCGAACGGGCAAGGCGCTGGCGATATGCTCGCAAGCGTGTACGACCCGCAGGGCAAGCGGACGGACATTTACAAGTACGTTGATGACGCCATTGGGAAAATTCCCACGCCGGACGTCTCCGGCAAGCTGGACAAGACCGGCGACGGCAGCAACGTCACGGCGGCGTTCACGGCGGCGACTACCCGCTCGAACATTGCGACGGGCGAGAAGCTCTCCGTGCTGTTTGGCAAAATCGCAAAATGGTTCGGCGATTTGGGGAGCTTGGCCTTTAAGAGCACGGTCGCCAAATCTGACCTTGCGTCGGATGTGCAGACGAGTTTGGGCAAGGCAGACAGCGCTTTGCAGAGTGCGCCGGTTACAAGCGTTAACGGCGCAACCGGCGAAGTGAAAGGCACATTTTATGTGACAGTGACGCAAGGAGACAATTATAGCGCAACTGCCGACAAAACGGCTGAAGAAGTGTATAAGGCCTATGCGGCGGGCTACGCCGTGTATGCGATTACAAAATTTCCTGGGATGGATGTACCTTTTGTGTTGCCGCTTGTGTCGGCGGTGGGCATGCGTGATATGATACTTCTTGGCTTTGCCGCGCTCGGCTCGTTAAGTTCGCTAGCCGCGCCGAATTATCCGGTGGTAGCGTATAACGGAGGTAACAGAAAGTGGACCGCTTGGATTGGAACGCTGGCGAGAGCGTCCGATATCCCAACGATTCCGACGGCACTCAAGAACCCGAATGCACTTAACATCAAGATCGGCGATACGACGACGAGCTACGACGGAAGCGCGGCGAAAACCGTGAAAATTCCAGAAGGTGGGCCGACCATGCGCAAGGTGACGCTGCCGGTGACGGGCTGGAATTCCAGCACCAAGCAGCAGAGCGTGACCGTGACTGGCGTTCTCGCCGACGGCACAAAGCAGAGGGTGATCTGCTCCCCTGTTGACGAAAGCTATGACAGCGTGTGGAATGTCTGCTATGTGCAGTGCGTCGGTCATGGGGCGGATTCGCTGACCTTCCAGTGTGACGAGATTCCGACAGCAGCCATAGAGGTTTTTGTGTCGGTCCAGCCGGTCAACTTTACATCGTGAGGTGAGAACATGATCGTAAATTATCCGAGGATGCGACGGCGGGTCAAAGGCTGGCCTGATGACCTCGATACAGCATTAGAATTTTCATCTGCAAATCCATTTTCGATTTCCGCGCCAAAAAACTGGGACGGCAAATTAGAATATACCAATGGAAGCGGATGGAAAATGTGGGATGGCAGCGCTATTGCTTCCGGCGAAATCGAAAACAATCATTACATTTATCTCAGAGGGACAGGAAATTCAAAAATAACCGGAACGACTTCCAGTAGCGTAAAATGGAGCATTATTGGGACAAATATCGCCTGCAACGGGGATATCGACCTCCTATTAGACTATTCGACCGTAAAAAACGGGAATCGCCCCGCAATGGCGAGCTACTGCTACTCCAACATGTTCTATGGCTGCACGAGCCTCACAACAGCGCCGTCGCTGCCTGCAACTACGCTGGCGAACAACTGCTACAACTCCATGTTCCAAGGTTGTACGAGCCTTACGGCAGCGCCGTCGCTGCCCGCAACCACGCTGAACACCAACTGCTACTATTACATGTTCTATGGCTGCACGAGCCTCACAACAGCGCCGTCGCTGCCTGCAACTAC